AAAAAATCGTTAAAGATCAACGCTCTCAAATTCGTGGTGCGTTGCGTCAATCGGGCGGCACACCTACTGGTGAGGACATTGAGGAATACCTTGATCGAGAATATCCAGTTCCCGCCAAGTAATAGGGACGACGGCTCAAGGTATCTCCGCATAAGGTTCCGGCAAATCAACTCGCCGGAAACTGGAGTACCGCCGTGGAACCTGATGATATCAACGTAGAGGGCGTAATTGCGCCCACCGATACGACCCCCCTAGACGCAGCCACCCCTCAGACGCAGCCCCTTGGGCCGCTGGGCGGGACCAGTTCTGAAAACGTCATGGTTGACAAGGGTGCGTACAATCGCTTCCCCGGCAAGATTAAACCAGAGTTCAAGTTTCAGGATACTTTCTCCGAGCAAGACGCTGCCGCAGCAGGCGGCGAAACGTCCAACACTGTGGGCCTTGAGGCGCTTGCTGACCCCCTCTTTCTGGCTGAGATGCGAGAGTACTTCGCCACGCGTGGCAAGTACTTCAAGGACGACGAGAAGCTGATTGAGGCTTTCTACTCAGACCAAACGTGGTCGAACTTCAACACTATCGGCATGGGCTTAAAGTCCAACGAAGTGAACGATATCCCTGAAGGCGAAGGCGGAGATCGCACCAAAGAGATCATGGTGCGCATGAAGCAGGTGTACGACAATACGCCCATGTTCTGGCAAGAGGGTGGACGCGGTGCCGCAGGTCTTGGCCAATTGGTTCTCGCAGCCGTTGCTGACCCAATCAACCTGATCGGTCTCGGTGCAGGTGGTGCAACTGCAAAGACAGCTATCATTGCAGGTAAGACAACTGCCGCAGCTATCGGCAAAGGTGTCGTTCAAGGTGCCGTCGCTGAAGGCGGGCTCAACGCGATAATTGGTGCGGGCCAACAGAACCAAATCCAAAAGAACGAGCTTGAGATTGGGGCCATCGACGAGATCGACCAAGGCCGGAACGTCCAAGCTGGCTTCATGGGCGGTATCACTGGCGGCGTTCTCGGTGGCGCGTTCGGTGGTGTGGGTGCCAAGTGGGTAACTCGTGCTGGCAAAGACGTCTCCATTCGGGCTGATGCGCTCAAAGCCATGGGCTACACCAAGGAAGACGTGTCTGTCCTCTCGGACGAAAGCGTCCGCAAAGTCCTGACAGAAGGCACAGCCCGCGCTGACAACCCTGAGATCGACGGTCTTCTGGCCAGCGCAGTCCCAGTTCCATCGCCTGTGAAAGAAACCATTGGCGGCGATCTTCCTGCAACAGAAGGCGACCTGCCTATCCGTGCAGTCGAAGAAGAAATCGACCTCGCTCCATACGTTGGACGCATCGAAGAAACCATTCGCCTTCATGAGAATGACGCGCGCATCGCTGGCATCGACGGCGACGAGGCGGCAGTGGCAGAGGCCACCGCCCGCATCACCGAGCTTCAGTCGATCAAAGATCAGATCAAAGCCCGCATCGAAGCAGACGATGCAGCACGCGCGGAGGCCCAGACTGGCCTTGATGTTCCCTTGGCCAAGACCGCTGACGGATCGCCAGCTCCGAAGCCTAAGGCAGACATTGATCCAAGTGTAGAAGCAGCGAAGGCAGCCGCTCGCGCTGAGCACCTTGAAGCTATCAAGGCGTTCTCGGACAACAACACCGAAGAAAACCGCCTGCTTGTCGAGACAACTGCCGCCAAGATGCAGGCCGCTGGCACAGCCAAAGCCCCTGCAAAAGCTGGGGATACTGGTGCTGCGGCACCTGAGGCACCACTCGAAAAGCCAGACATGGTGAGCGAAGAAGCGTGGGCCGTTCTCGATGACGAGACTAAGGCTCAGGCTGCCGCCAAGTACAACGAAATTCTCTCTGGTGGCGGAGACGACGCCGAGGGCAAAGTCAGAGCCAACAGGGGTGTGTCTAAGGCTGAGCGCGAGATGCTCTTTGGGGACGTTGACGTCCCAGAAGAAATCGCACCAGCTCCGAAACCAGACGCTGAAGACGCTGCTCCTGAGCTGGCTGACTTCGGTGATATCAAGTTCAGTTCGATCCGCTCTGAAGTTGTGGCCCGCGAATTTGGCCTGACGCCTGAGGACCTGAAGGGTGCCAAGGGCAGCGCGAAGAATGGCGGTCTCAATTCGCCTGACCTCGAAGCAATCGCATACGCCAAGAACCCGCCTCCTGCTGGCGTCACGTTCTCCGGTGGGACCGTGGGTGCCTACGCGTACCGCATGGTCAACGACGGTGTGCTGGACTGGAGCGACTTCGCTCCCAAGAACTACAACCGCGCTGCCGTGGACAAGATCGCTGAGATCAAAGCAGGCGGCGGTGATCCCGCGCCTGTCGCCAAGAAAAAAGGCCCGACTCCGAAAATCTACAAGTCGGATGCTCAGGCTGCCAGCGTCCAGAAGCTCCTTGAAGCCAACGGCAAAGACGAAGACTGGCTCGTCGGCCTCGTCAAGAACGAACGCGTTCCAGAGATCAGTGCTGGCCAAGACGGCAAACTGAAAACCACGTCTGTCGCAGCTCTACGCAAGCGTCTGAAGGCCGAGAACGCAGAGAACACTGCGACCCCAGCCGAAGTCAAAGGCCAAGAGAAAGTCGCCAAGCGCACGAAGCAGCGCGCGGCTGTGTCCAAGGCGGCTGATGACATTCCATCGCAGGCTCAGGTTCGCGCCACGCTGGATAAAGTCTACGAGATCATGGACCCGGTGAGGTTCCGGGTTATTCGCGCTGCGTCCCCTGAGGGCGCTCGCGAGATCCTGCGCCGCGTTGACCCTGAGTTTGGTGATCGCGTTGCGAAGCACTTGGACGACGCTGATAATCTTCTGCGCATGGACGAAGGCGCTGAAGTTCCAGAACCCGGCAAGCTCACCACGACCGAGACCAAGCGCGCCAAGATGATCATGGGCGCTGCGGTCAAGACGGAGATCGCTCGCTTCACCGAGGAAACAGGTGCGGCACCTTCGGGTGTCGAGCGCGTCGGCATGGAAATCCAAGCCGCGATCGACGCAACCGCTGTGGTCATCAACGACCGTGGCAAGTTCATCCCGAAGCGTTCAGACACTGGCACCTCCCCACTGGCCCGCATGGCTGAGCCGGGCGAAAGCACGACTGGCCGCGAAAGCACCGACCCAACGCTCACCAAGAAAGCCATTCGGGTTGCCACCAAAGAAGGCATCCCTCTTGGACGTGACGGCGCAGCTGATGCAGCTAAACGCCTCAAGACAAACAAGCCGCTCCAGTTTGTGGCGGAGCAGAACACTCGCGTCCAAGACGGACCGAAGGCCGACGCAGGTGAAATCCTGTGGTACAACCCGATCAAGGGCAAAGGATCTGGCGTCTGGCGCAACCCGGCCATCATGACCCGTGAGCAGAATTCTCTGCCCAAGGCTGTGCAGGGTGATGTCCCCAAGAAGCCAACCATTGATCTGCTCAATGAGGCTGTCGATGATCTCATTGCTGGCGGCAAGCTCGAAGACTTCCTGAGCGCAATCGACAAGCTCGATCTCGACAAGGCTGTGTCGCAGAAGTTCGGCGCTCCAAACCTCCCGGCTGTTGCTGAAGACGGTCGCGTCTTGGCCATCCGGTATGTTGGTGACGATACTGACGCTCCAGTGCGAGTGCTCACAAAGAAACAAACCGAAACAGGCGGCGATGTTTCCACGCTTCTGGGCAAGGCAGACAAGACGCTCTGGGAAGTTGGCTATGTAAAAGCTGGCGCAACGTCCAACTCTGCCATGGCGCGCGAGACATTTGGCAAAGCAGGGTCCGACGGTCCGCTGCGCATGTTCCTCACGGCAGCCGAAGCATCCGACGAAATGCTGCCTCCGACAGCAGTCACACGGTGGAGCCAGTTCTCCGCAGACATTGATACCTTGCCGCTGACCAAGCGCACCCGCGCATCGCCTATCTCTCCGAAGCGGCTCTTTGATGAGCTGGCCAAGAAGATGCAGGACGGAACAGCGTCAGTCTATGAGCTGGACTTCGCAGTCAGGACCATCGAACAGAGCATCGCGTGGGCACGCAAGGCCACCAAAGAAGTAGACGGCACGCTCCCCAATGGCAGCAAGATCACAGACGTATTCGACTTCATGGAGCGCCTCTACGCGTTCCAACAAGAGGTCGCGCCTGAGCCTGTGCGTCTCGATGCAGCACGCCTTGAGGAAAGCCAACGCAGCCTCGCCGCGATGACCGACCTGTTCGGTCCTGACGAAATCGTGGAAGCCCTGCGCATCATCAGCCTTGTTGCTGATGATGGCCGCGCACCTTGGATCAACCGTGCCTCTGGTTCTGGCCTTAATCTGACCAGCAACGAGATCGGAATTGGCGCACCTAATCCGGCTGCGCCATTCCCGCTTCCGCGAATTTATGCGCTGGGCCATGAGCTTGGACATTGGGCCTACACAAACATTCTTACGCCTTCAGATCGCCTAGAATTCTGGCGCGTGATCAAAGAAAAATACACCGACGCTGACGGTCTGGTGGATGAGCTGGCTCTTGAAGCCAAGCTGCCACTGCCTCTCTATAAGATGCTGAACAACGGCATCCCAATGACTGGCAACATGCAGGACAGCCCAGCCGAGTTCTTCGCGAACCAGTTCATGATGTGGATTGCGCGCAACCATCTGGACCCAGACCTCAAGTCCAAGCCTGAGTTCAGCAAGTATGCGCAGGCTTCGAGCTTCTGGGGCAAGGTCTCCGGCATGCTTCAGCAGATCATTGATCGGTTCTTCTTCGACAAAGACGCTATCGAGCCGGGCTTTGAAGAACTCTTTGCTCGTATTATTCCTGACCCGGAAGACGCGCGTGCGTTGGAGGGCGGCGTTCTTCAGCCCAAGACGGCAGGCGGCAAAGCTATCCTGCGCCGGGTGTCTTCGGTCAGGATGCTTCACAGCGAACTTGAGATGGCGCTCGAAGCTGACAGCGCCGAGAGCATCGTCAAGACTTCCTATGAGCTGGCCAACGAACTCTATGGCATTGCGGCCACGAACGCCCGCAAGAAAACCCCAGCGTTCGCTGCGCTTGAGAAAGCCCACCCGAATGCGCGGGCTGTATATGGCCGCATCTATGAGGCTCTCGGCTTCAAAGACATTGACAAGTATGCCAACTCACCAGTTGAGGACGGGCTGCGTGTCGTCGAAGACCCATCGAAAGCAGCGGACCGTCTGCGCGAAATCTTCGAGACGTCTGACGATGGCGTAGAATTCTTCCTTGATGGCAACATGAAGGCGATCCTCGGTAAAGCCAAGGCTGCCTTCAACCGCATCGCGGGCGAAGACATCGTGTCTATGGGCCGGGACTTCGAGCTGAAGAAGCGCAGCGTGGACGCCCGGTCTAAAGCTTACCGCAAAATGAAAGCGTCCATTGGCAAGCAGGCCAAAGCAAAACGTCGGGGCAAGACAGACACAGAAATCCTGACTGGCAAGAAGCAAGCTGGACGTACCGCAGCCAAGGCTGGTCTCAATGAGCCAGCGACCAAAGAGCTTCGCTCGACAGAGTACGACACATTTGATGTGCGCTCCGCTCCTGAGGCGAAGCTCCAACGTCTGGCCAGAGAGAACGAGGGCAACGCGTTTGGTAAGCGTCTTCAGGGCGAAATCTATGCCCGCGAAAACTCTGAGCCTGTGCACGATGATTTGGATCAGGCTGTGATCACCTCGCCAAACGTGGGCGAGGCCATCAGCCGCGAGCGAGATCACATCAAGGGCTGGTCCGAAGACAACGTGTCTCCCAAGGCGCGGGCATCCATGAACGACGTGCAGCGCAAGATGACGCATCGCAATGGTGAGCGCCAGCACGTCATGCGCACGCTGTACTACAGGATCGCGAATATCGCAGGCGTGGCTGATCCAGAGAGTAAGACGCCCCTCACTGGCTTCTTCGAGCTGGAGAAGGCCCGCGCGACGCTGCGTCCAGTAGCGACGAACCTTGTGGGCACTACCACTGGCTCCGAGGTCGCGCCGATGATCCCGGTCCGCAACGTCATGAAGGTCCTCATGGACCAGCAGGTTCATGTTGGGGACGACGTGGTTGATGCGTCCGACGAGGAAGTCTTGAGTGCAACACTCACGTTCCTGAGCGACATCTCTGATGAAGCCATCGAAGACGTTCCTCTTGAGATGCGGGACACAGTGCTTCGTCTTGCGGATGCAACTGGCTACGTCCTGAATGGACAAGCGCCAGCTCGCATCAGGAAAGCATTCCCCAATCTCGACAGATACCGCAGCGTCTTCCGCGACGAAGACGGATACCTTGAGATGCGTGAGGCCGACGTCGATAAGATGATGGCCAACCTGCGTGATCGGTCCATGACCACTGGCGAAGAATACAGCGCCATGAGCAAGGGCGTCGAGACTTCGCACATGCTGTGGCACAATTCTTCGCCGTCCCGCAAAGACGACATCATCAAATTCTTGGGCGCTGAGCCTAATGAAGTCATGCTGGCGACGCCACCGAAGACTTACTTCATTGCCACTGGCCCGGACAACCGTGTCCAAGGGTACGCTGGTCCTGAGGGCAAGACGTCCATGCCTCACCAGAGCGACACGGTTTATGGTCGCGGCGTGAAACTTTACAGCGATCCATATGGCGCGTTGGACACAAGCACGCTCAGCTATGTGAACCTTGATCGGCTTTATCCTGACTTCCTTGAGCAGCTGAAGGTTCCAAAGCGCGAGGCTTCCATGCTGCTGGCGCACATTACGATGCGTCAGCAGCACGTCGGCTTCGCTGGCGCTGCTCGTCGCAAGGCATCGCGCGCTCACGCAGCTGGCGATATCCTGAGAGCCGAAGAACATCTGGCCACTGCGCGCATGCTTGAAGAACAGGTCGAAGTCCTCAACGACAAAATCCTGAACGGCTTCAAGGGCGATAGTGAGTTCTTGGGAGAAGCATTCTCTGGCCGGGTACGCGGACTGAAAGCTTTCGGCGTCGAGAGCAACACGTCCCAGCCCGTCTATGCGCGTGGCAAGAAGCCAGCGAACTTCACCGAGAAGGCGCTCTACACCATGGGTAACGGCGAAGGTGAGGTGAAGGGTCTCGAAGAAATGATCCTTCCGCTCATCGGGCACATCACCAAGAAGTACGTCTCGAACCTGCGAGACGATGCGACCATGCGAAAGTTCCTGACGGCCATGTATAACTCCAGTCAGGAAGTCCGCGATCTTGGCGAGGCTCTTCCCGACAGAATGTCCAAGCCGCTTGACCAGATCAACGTCAAGGGCGTCCTGTCTGGCCGCGAGATGTTCCAGATCATCGCCCACTTTGTGGGTGAAGGCTCCCCCAAGAAGGGCGCGAGCCTGATCAAGATGGGCCTGCGTGACTTGGGTTACGACACGATCATCGGCACAGACATCGTTAAGGGCGAAGGCGCTTCGGCCATGGCTCAGACGTCCAACCTTTGGGGCTGGTCTGGGTCTGGCGAAGTCGAGACGCGTGTTGATTTCATCATGCCTCTTGAGGCTCACAAGCAGGTCAAGAGCATCCACGCCGAACGCTTCGAGGCTGGACGTAACGAGCTTGGAGATGGCTGGCTCGAAATGGACGAAGGCTCTCGCCTTGCCAATCCAGCCATCATGAAGACGCTCGCATCTACTGGCCCACTCAAGCCAGCTGATGTGCAGTTCCTTGTGGACGCACTGCAACGCATGGGTGCTCCGGCTGAAGCAGGCACGGGCATGGCCAAGATGGCACAGGGTCAAGTGCCCACCATCAAGGAAGCCAACACGCTTCAGAAAGTTTGGAACTACGGGACCGCAGAAAACTCTCAGGCGCTTCGACGCAATGGTGTTTCTTGGTTCGCTGACTGGATCAAACCAGAGCGCAGCGATGGCACCGGACACTTCGAGCGTCACGCGGGCAACGTGGGTGTGGCCATCCACCCCATCACACTTGCGCTGAAGGTTCTCCCTGACCACGCCAAGGGCCTTGGCGGCAAGCTTTCGCGCTGGGCATCGTCCGCGTCTGACTATCAGATCGGTCGCATCGGCAAAGAAGCCAAGTCTCGCCAGCCTGATAGCCACAAGAAGATCGTCGCGGCCATGCGTCGTGACCCCGGCTCCATCAAAGAGGGCGACCTCACAGAAGGCGAGCGCAAGGCATACGAGGAACTGAGAACTTTCTTCAGCACCGTGCGCAAGCAACTCGATGACGCTGGCGTAATGTCTGGCGAGATCGAGCCATACTTTCCTCAGGTGTGGAACGCTGAGAAAATCCAGCAGAACTACAATGAATTCGTGTCGAACCTGTCGGCATATTTCCTTGACGAGAACCGGGCCAACGAGGTCAACCGCATGTCTCCTGAGACGGCGATGACCAAGGCGCGTCGTGTTGCGTCCAAGCTCATCGACGATGACGGCATGTATGTGCCGCCGCCGGGTGGCGGCTCGCGGTCTCCGCAGGGCGACCACGTGGACTTCCAACGTCTCATCAGACTGGACAAGTTTCAGAACCACTTGGATACTCTGGGTAATTTCCTCGAAGACAATCTTGAGGCGATCACTGCCAAGTATGCAGACACGTCCATGCGCCGCATTGATTTCGCCAAGCAGTTTGGCGAGCAGAGCCACGCGTTCTACGACTATCTGTCTGTGATGAATGAGCCGAGCGATGCGGCTATAGCCATCGGTGATTTGCTCAGCACAAACAAAGTCTCCAAGCGCACACTCAAGACGCCGGGCGTCAACGAGAACCTGCCGACAGACGAGATCGTTCTGGAACGTCTCACTGAAATGCCGTTCTCTCCCAACGAGACGCGGACAGCTGAAGAACAGGCGACCCGCGCATACGGTGCCGCCAAGAAAGCCATGGCCACCTACGAGAAGGCTGGCCCTGACGCTGCCCGGTCCTACCTGATGAACCTATATCCGGCCAAGGCACCGGAGCGCGCCCGCAAAGTCTACGCTAAGCGCGTTGACGGCATCGTGGGCGCGATTGGTGATCGTCTGGCTAGGGGTGACAAGCCTTTGTCCGCCGTCGAAGTGGAGCACGCTCAGAGCGTCATGCGCTCAGTGCAGCGTCGGTCGCCAACATCTGGCGGATGGCTGTCTGAAGCAGGCCGCACGTCTTCCAAGTGGGTGCGCAACTTCAACAGCATCACAATGCTGTCGTACACCACGCTCACTTCGCTTGGTGACTTGGCGCTACCGATCATGCGGTCTGGCAATATGCAGGCGTACAGCAGGGCGATTGCACGTTTTGCCAGCCAGCCAGAGTACCGGAACATGATCAAGCAGACTGGCGTGGCCGTGGACAACATCATCCACGAGCGCATGACCAACCTGTATGGTTCGAGCTTCGGCAAGAACACGGTCGCGTTCTTCAACATGACTGGCCTTACGCCTTGGACGCAGATGAACCGAGAGATTGCCGGAGCCGTTGGCTTCGAGTGGTTCAAGTCTGAGTACGACATTGCGCTCAAGGCATTCGATCCAAAGAAAGCCCTGACCGCTCAGACGCCACGCTTCAAGAAAGCCTACAGGGTTCTCAGGGCGTATGGCTTGGACGGTATGCTGGCCAACGCTGAGCGCATCGACGCCTTTGAAAACATGGCCGACAAGCCAGCCCTTCGGGAAGGCATCATCAAGTTTGCCAACGAGGCGATCTTCACGCCGAACCCGAACGACATTCCGCTGTGGGCACAGTCCCCTGTCGGGTCGATCATGTTCCAGCTGAAGTCTTTCCCGCTAATGATGGCGCGCTACTCCAAGGACGTCTGGAGGGGCGCGCTCACGGTTGACCCGCTTACGGGTGGTGGACGTCGCATGGTTCCGCCTGCGTTGTTCCTGACCATGGGTCCTGCGTCTGGTGCACTGGCTCTCTCGGCCAAGGACATCCTTCAGATGCGTGGCGAAGACCAGACGGCATCCGTGCGCGAGCGCCTTCTGAGTGATAACCTCAAGAGCCTCGGCGTTGACGTCGAGCTTCCCGAAGACGCTGACCGCTGGATGGGCACTTACTACGAGGGCTTCATGATGATGGGTGGCTTGGGCCTGATGGCTGAGCTTCTGCATGATAGCGTCCAGCAGGCTGACCAAGGCGGTGCCTACGGTGCCATGCGGTTCTTCGGGACTGTCGGTGGACCGAGCGTCGGTACGGCGTGGAACGCCTTCGACGTGGCAGCTGGCGCAATGAACGCGGCAACACATGGCGCTGATGATGGCACTGGCAAAGAGCGTGCAGCAGTTCGCGCGGTCGCCGGAAGGTTGCCAGTGCTAGGCGGCAACCGCGCGTTCAAGGAAGGCATCACTGACGCCGTTGCTGGTGAGCCAGCCAAGGGCGGCAGTAAATCCGATGGCTGGAAAGGGTGGGACTAGCTAGTCTTATCTGGTGGCGGGGGTATATTTCCCGCCTCCACTTCCTCTCGGAAAAGCTTATTGTCTTCCTCAAGGTCGGTGCATTGGCCGCAGCCTGAGCACCTGATTTTGGTCTTGTTGTTTGTGTCACCATATATGGTGAACAGTTCGCAATGACAGAGTGGGCACAAACGTCGGTACGCGCCTACCTCCGCGTAGACGAATGTCTTCCAGACGGCGCGCTCTAGGTGGCACACAGGACACGTGTGAGAGTTAGGCCCAATGTCTGACGTGTGCTCCCACTCGTGGCCGCACTCAACGCACACAGCAGGCCCGCGCAGCTTCTGGACGCCATCAACCTTGATGACCTCAACGCATTCTTGTTCCTCTGGATCGTCAAAGGGTTCGCCCTTGCGCAAGCGTTCGGCGCAGTCCGCGAAGTTCAGGACGATGCCGGACTTTTGTTCCAGCTTTCTGATTTTCTTGTGGTCGATTTCGTCCATGGTTATTCCTCAAATGGATTTGGTATGTCGTCTGGCCACTCGTCTCCGCGCCAGTACCGCAGAACAAAAGGCCCCTCGAAGTATTCCTCAGGGGTGGTGTTCGTCGTCACAGCCCAGCCCACTTTCATGATGATGCTTCCGTTGGCGTGCTCATAGAAGTAAAAATTCTCAGGCGGCCTGCCCTTGATGCGCTCAGCAATATCAGACATTGGACGGCGCTCCCGTTGGTAGGGCCTCAATGAATGCCTTGAGCTTGTCGTTCTTCCATGCCGCCGCCCGTTCTTCGGCGCTGATCGGAATGGTGCATCGGTGCGTCACGATCTTGTGCAGACGAAGGTTCGCCTTGTCGATCTGGTCTGCATGCCTAGCCATCACAACGTCTATCGCTGCCTGCTCGATAGCCAGTAGGCGCGTGAGATTATCTCCAACAATCTGTGTGTCAGTCATAGTGTTTGTAATCCAGTCTGTACTTGATGATTGAGCGTGATGCTTGGCGGTGCACGATCTGCTTGCGCAGTTCGGTGAGGCGGTCACGCTGATGCCGCCCCTTGTCTGTCGCGCGCTTCCACTTGTCGTGATCGCGATACTTGTCGATCTCCGAAATGTTTCGCTCGATGCTTTCGATCTCCGAAACCAAGTCAACTACTTCGGCAAGGTCGTCACCGATCTCACCCTCGATCTGCATAAGGTCTCGCATAAGGTCGGTAGATTTTTCATGGTTCATGGCGCTGGCTCTATCTGTAGACGCAGCCAGTCAGGGCAGGCGTCTTTGCATTGTTTCTTGTGAAGCGTGCACTTCCACCCGCCGTCATCTGTTGGTATGGAGTGATCGCATGTTCGACAAAGGACTTCGATCTGATCGTCGGCGTCTGACGTCCAGCAGACTTCTTTGCGGCTGCAAAACTTACAGTCCCATCGGTCAGGGACATCGGCGATCCTGCGCCTGTTGCCGCCCAACGTCTGCTCGATCTTGTCCTTCACATAATTGAATTCAATCTCATCATAGGGAACCACTTCGGCGTGATACTTGGACGTGTTCTTGTTGTACGAAACAAACAGGGCAGAGGGGATTTTCCCCATGCCCATCATCATGATCATCTGCTCGTAGTATTTCTTGTGCGAAGACTTTACGCCACGAGACTTGAAAAGCTCCCACTGCTTATCGTTCATAGATTTGATTTCAAGAAGCGCCAGCGGCTCGTCTTCCTGAAGCTCAACCATACCGTCCGCGTGGGCCTTCACGTGCCCGCCGAAACTGATCCACTCGAATTGTTTGTTGGTCAGGCCGTTGACTGCAAACACAGTCATTCCTGATTTTTTCAAGTCGGCCACCACACTGTCTTCAATGCGATGGCCGTCTCTGAATATCCGCAAGACGTTCGGGGGGAAGGGCTCTTGCGGATACCCGCGTAACCCCATCTGGAGAAACGCGAGGCAGTCATTGCCCACCGTGCTCGCGCCAATGTAAGCGCGAGACTCACCCTCCCGCGTCCAAGACTGGTCGATCTTCTCGATGATATCTTCGACGCGGAAGCGCAAGTTTGCCATGTGGTAGGCCCTTATCCTAGAAAGGAATTTCGTCGTCTAGTCCGGCGGCACGCGGAACTTTGTCTTGCGCTCCCCGCTGGGTAGCTGCTCCGGCTGGTGCCGGGGCCTGCTCACCAAGAGGGACGTTGGAACCGGGCGAAAAGTAAGCTCCGTTGTTACGCGGCTTTCCTCCGCCCGGACGCGTCTCTCCTGTTTTCTTGTCAACCCAATCGTCGCCCGCCTCAACACGGACGCCGACCTTCAGGCCCTTGAGCGATGTCAGCTGGCCCGGCTTG